TGGCTATTTAGAGCTTACTCACGCCCCATACGGGATAATTATTAAAATCAATAAAGCCAAAAAGAGGTTCAACCAAAAGGTAGAACCTAGGTTCAATGAAAACGTAGAACCTCGTAACGTTAGCGTAGAACCTAATAAAGACAAGACAGTAGACAAGACAGGTACTGCTGAGTTTAAATCGAACTTCAAGCCTATTAAGCTTTCTAAGCCAAACAAAGCAAAGGGGCATATACTGGCTCAAGCCAAGCAAGTCTGCCAGATATTCAGTGATAACTTAGGCGGCTTCTATGTTGACAACCTACAACTACCGAAGTTGATTGGCTTATTAGAAATACATGGCATCGACATGGTGAGCGAGGTGGCGCTGTTCGCTTGCCAGCTTAAAGACAAGCCGTACCAAGTTAAGGTTAATAGCCCGGCCCAGCTAGCCGACAAGTGGTCACAGGTAATAAAACTAATGGACAACCCTGATGGCGATGAGCCACCAAGTGTTGTTAGACAACTAATGGGGGATAAACAATGAGCTTAATAAACGCAAAATTATGGCAATCGACCTTTGATCCGCCAATGCCGGAAGCTATGAACTATTGGGAGTTCGCTCGACTACGCAATATTCGTTGGCTTGGTAAAGACATCAAAGAACAGCTAGAACACTACCTAAAAGTAAAAAAGCTGTCCGAGTTATCGCCTGACAACAAAGACCTCGAAGAACTATGCCGATCCGAAGCGATTAGCCTAGGCAAGCTATACGTCGAACTTAAGAGAGCAGAGATCCAAGAAATTGACCATGAATGACGATCAATATAGCCTAAAAACTCTAAAGCGTATATTTAGTAAGTTGCCCCAGACCCTCCAGCAAGCAGCTTGGTTAGACATGAGCAATGTCATGGAGGGCTACGCTGCCAATAAAAGCAAAGAGTTTGAGCTAGTAGCTATCGGTGAACTTGAAGACGATATCCTTGAGCATTATCATAATTTTGGCAAGATGCAGGGCTTGTCCAGTGGCTATGATGCTATCGATAAACTAACTAAGGGCTTTGTGCCGGGCGAGATTAGTGTCATTGCCGGCCGCACCAGCCACGGTAAGTCGGCGCTGGCCTTAAACATGGCTGTCAATATTGCTAAAAATGGTACGACTGTGCTGTTTGTAACGCTTGAAATGACCAAGAAAGAGATCGGCTCACGTATCTACCACGTTTATCAGGACAGTCTCATTAAGCTGCCGATCCTATTTCAACTCCAAGACGAGCTAGACTGGCAATCAGTCGATGGGCTAATCAAGACGGCTAAAAAGAACGGCGCTGAGATTGTCTTCATCGACCATATTCACTACTTCAGTAGAGAGATTGAACACGCCGTTGAGAGCCTGAGTAACATAACCAAAGAAATCAAAAAGAATGCCATACGCCATAATATCCCGATAGTTGTTATGAGCCACGTCCGTAAGTCTGGCACCAAATCTGCCGCCCTAGACAACGATGAACTTAAGGGCAGTAGTTCGATAGCCCAGGACGCTGACATTGTGCTGTTTGTCCACCGGGATAAAGACATACCCGACAAGATAGCTGTGCAGATTACCAAGAACCGTAATAGAGGCTATGCCTATGATGATGACAAGGTTTTGCTAGAGTTTGTTGATACTAAGATTACCGAGGAGTGGTATGAATCCCTACCTAGGTGAGGTCTGCTCTAAATGCGGACGCCCGGCTATTGGTCTAGCTACTAACTTCAAGATTGTCCGTTACTATTGCAACTCGCATTGGTGGGTCATGAATGCCAAATGGGACAAATGGGTAAAAACCCGTGAGGATAAGCAGTTTGCTGGACAAGCCTGGTATGATGAGGGCACGTCTAAAAAGTCTAAGCGTCGAACTAAAGCGACTAAAGAAATTGATATGTTTGAGGGGTTAAGGCATTAGTGGTATAATCCCAACAAATGGCAACCACTCGTCAAAAAATGGTCATAAAAGAAATAGTCGAAAATGGTGGCAACCTTAGTAAAGCAATGGTTAGAGCTGGTTACTCTCCAGCTACGGCAGAAAACCCCAAGAAAGTTACTAGCTCTATAGGTTTCCGTGAACTCATAGAAAAAATGGGTATATCCGATGAAAAGCTGTCGCAAGTGTTAGATGATGGCTTAGGCGCTACTAAAGCTATAGTCATGGGCGTAAAGTCAGAAGAAAGTTTTGTTGATGTTCAGCCCGACTATTTAGTTAGGCATAAATATTTAGAAACCGCTTTAAAACTAAAAGGATATTCCAAAGAAACCATAACTAACAATATTACTATTCAGCCAATCCTAGTAAAGTTCATCGATGGCCCTAACAGTTGAGATACCGATTGAATATAAGCGGCTATTCGATAATGACTGGCATGAAGCCGCCGTCTATGGTGGACGCTATAGTTTAAAGTCACACACCGTTGCCCGAGTATTACTTGTTAGAGCCAGATCATCACAGAAGCGCATAGCCTGCTTTCGTGAATACCAGAACTCGATCGCTGACTCATCGTATCAGTTGCTGGTTGACTTGATACGCCAGTATGAACTAACCGACTTCAAGATAACCGATAAGACTATCGTTAATACAATCAACGGCTCGGACTTCTTATTCAAGGGGTTGCATCTAAACGAACAGAACATTAAGTCTACTGAGGGCATCGATATTGCGTGGTGTGAGGAAGCCCAGACGGTCTCCAGTTCATCGCTTGAGATACTTACCCCGACAATTAGAAAGCCAGGCAGCCAGATTATCTATACCTACAACCGACTGCTTGAAGAAGACCCAGTGCATACTCGCTTAGTATTGCAAGGTAGACCTAATACCTTAATAATCAACACCAACTACGATATAGCTGAGAAGTATGGCTGGATGCCTCAGGTTATCAAAGACGAGATCGAGAGCGATAAACTTAACCGACCGGGGCTATTCAAGCACAAATGGCTAGGCGAACCTATCAATCAAGAGTCTAGGATCTATAAAGATTGGGCAGAGATAAGTAGCATACCGGCCGATGCCGAGTTAATAGTCAGAGGGCTAGACTTCGGTTATTCTAACGACCCAACGGCTATCATAGATATTTACTCATACAAGCGTGGGTTCATTCTTGACGAGATACTATACCGCAAGGGGCTTAGCAACAAGGTAATCGCTGACTTTATATTGTCCCAACCAGTACAAGTTCCTATTTGTGCCGACAGCTCAGAGCCTAAATCGATAGACGAGATAGCTTTCTATGGAGTGAACATCTACCCAGCCATCAAAGGTCAGGGGTCGGTTAATATGGGTATTCAGTTTATCCAAGATCAGATGATTTACTATACCCAGCGGAGCATAAACCTAGGCAAAGAGTTTAGGAATTACTTATGGCAAACTGACCGGGATGGTAAGATTATCAATAAGCCCGAAGACATAGACAACCACTTGCTAGACGCTACACGCTACGGTCTGGAGCAGAATATGTACGAAGCCTTGCAGAAGAAAGAGATTATCCGTCAAAAACCACCAGGCGAGGATCGTTTCAAAACTCCGCACTCTGGTAACCCAGACGGCACTACTTCCAGTGTCGGCATAGACTTAAGCAAAGTTGTCAAAGAGCCACGGTTTAGAGACGAGTGGAGACGCAGGTGAAGATAGCCGTTATCTTAAGTCCTGTTAACCTGCCGGCAGATGTGCCGTTCTTCTGTATGCGCTGCCGCTACCGCCTGTTTCATATCAACCGGGACATCTTAGTAGTCAACTTTGGGGCCGAGTATCCAGCTAAAGAAATACCGCTGGGCATGGGCGAGCTATTTGTAAAATGCCACTCATGCAAAGTCGATTATCGTTTCTACTGGCAATAAGTGGTATATTATTTATAATTATTATGGAGCATTACCATTAACCCAAACCTATACTCACCACCACTATCAAACACCGTAGTCGATGATATCAGTAAGCGTGATGGACTACTAGAGAATGTACCGCTGCTTGACCTCAACTTGCCCGATGAGTTTATTATTCAGAACTTGCATAACCGGATTAACGACTCGGTTGACTATTTCAATGGTCCACTGAACTTCAACCTGCGTAACAAGCGCATCAAGAATATGCGTATGATACGGGGTGACCAGATAGACGAGAACATCCTCTATCACTACCAGACACCCTATAAGGACAACGAATTGTTTGTGGGTGTTGACGCTATGATTGCCTACATCACGGCTAGTATCGCCCAGCCGGAGGTTTACCCGGCCGATAAGACTAAGTACGGCAAGATCCTAGCCGCTGACTTACTAACCTACATGAAGTGCCACAGCGAGATCATGGGGCTTGATGCTGAACTGGAAGCCGTAACGCTTGACTTACTAGCACAATATGTTGGTGTACTGACTATTGACTGGAATCCATTGTACGGCGGTAAGGGCGAGCTTATACCTAGACGGGTTAATCCTATCAACCTAATTGTCGATAAGAACGTCAGGCGTGGACAGAACCCAGCATTTATCTGTGAGGTGATGAAAGACAGTATCGAGGGGTTGATTGCCAAGTTCCCTAAAAAAGAACAAGAGATAATGAAGATCTATGGCATCAAGCGTAAGGGTCTGGTCAATGTCAGCAAAGAACTGGCCTACCGCCAAGTTAAGTTCACCTACTATGAAGACAACAAGCCCGAGGAAGCTATTTGTTGGTACATTCAGAACCTAGTCCTAGACAAGCGTAAGGACCCGAACTGGCTGTATGAGGGCGAAGGTGAGAACTTCCTGAACACTCACCACAAAATGTATATACCGTTCAACCTATTCAATGAGGGATCACACTGGATAGACTTCACCTCGGCTGTTGAGAACGCTGTGCCAGTGCAGGACATATTGAACAAAGAAGGTCGGCAGATTATTGATAACTTATCCACAGCCAATGGCTTTAGGATTGTGCTAGCTGGAGCAATGAGTGATGATGCGCTGGAGAACCTGACTGGCGATCCTAATCAATCAGTCATTGTTAAGGCTAAGCCGGGACAGTCGATCGATGACATTTACAAGCAGATCGAGCCACACCTAGTATCAGCCGAGCTTATAGCCGACAAGAACAACAACCGTGATGTCCTGCACAGTATCCTCGGTACACCAAGCCAGTTTAGGGGCGATGATGCTGACCAGACTAAGACTGCTAGTGAAGCTATCCTTATCAAGAATCAGGCTAGTGGACGGCAAGATAAGATCATTAGAGCTATGAATCGTGGCCTAGGCGAGTATTACCGCTGCCTAGCCCAGATGATAACAGTTTGGTACACCGATGCTCATACTGTCACAGCTGAGGGTGGTGACGGCACATTTGACTTTGTAGAAATGCATCAAGACAAGGTTAAGAAAGGCATGACTATCCGTGTCTACGACCAGCCGTCAGGCGATAAAGCTAGGCAAGAAGCTAAGGCCCAGAATGCAGCTGAGTTACAGTTCCTAGCCCCAGTTGATTACTACAAGCAGATGCACATGGATAACCCACAGAAGCTCTATGACAACCTGGTTAAGTGGAAGACACAACCTCAAGAGCTGGCCATGGACATCAATAACCAAGATGAAGACCGTGAGGCTATTGCTGACTTCGCCACCCTAATGAAAGGTGATAAGCCTGAACCCCGAGATGATATTACACCTGAATACCTAGACCAACTGCGTAAGGAAATGATAAGCGATGACTTCCTATTACACACTAAAAAGAAGATACAGGACAGGATTATCCAGTTTGTCCAAGCCTCAGCCCTGCGACTAGGTATCCGTACTGAACTTGATGAAGTATCTGAACAACCAGAACCACTTGCACCGTTACCACCACAAATACAGGCCACTATCCCTGCTCCACCACAAGTGCCGATGCAACCACAAATGCCACAGACGGGAGGTATGCCATTACCTCAAGTTGGTCAAGCACCAATGCCCATGCCACCAGGCGCAGGTCAAGGACTGCCTGGTGCTCCAGCAGCCCCTCCAGGACCATTACCTCCTGCACCAATGGCTGGTGGCCCACAAATAGGTGTGCCCGGTATTCAAGGCATCATGCAGACAGTTGCACCGCAAGGCGCTCCTAATCTAAGCCCGACTGCTCAACCACAAGCACCAACTGATATAGGTAGTTTGACACCACGCTAATGTGGTATACTATAGCCAATGAATACTGAAGCTCCAGTAGTAGCACCTCCAGCGCCAGCTGTACCCCCTACTGCTCCTGTTATCAATCTTAGGCAGGACTTAAGCTCTCAAGCCGCTAAGTTGACTGCTTTGTATCAGGCTAAGGGAGGACAGGCTGGAGTTGTTGAGCCACCAGCTGTAGTCACGCCCGTTGAACCAGTCACACCTACAACAGAAACTGTTGCTCCAACTGAAGCATCCCCTACTGGAACGGCGGTGCTCACCCCCTCCGTTCCAGTAGAGCCTGCTCCAGTCACGACAGCCCCTATCATTGAAGACGATGACGATGAGCCGGCCACACCAGCACCAGTCAATCTAGGCACACCCACTGAGTATGTCATGGGTAGACTGCCGACTCTGACTACTCGAATTATGGACGGCGAGACTCAGAAGATAGTCCAGTTCAAAGATCCTAGTGAATTACCGATCGGCTTTAAGTTCGCTGATGACACAGCTGCCTCACAGTTCGCTATGGATGCTGCTGCCCAAGTTACGCGTGCTGATAAGTTGTTAACCGAATACAACAACTCTATACTGCAACAGAATATACAGGCCTTTCAGACCCAAGAGGATCAAGATGTGGCTACTGACCTAGCCAGATTACAACGTCAGGGTGTGATACCAACCTTTAAGTTTGAGGAATCAGACCCGAACTTTAATACTGATCCAGCCGTTAAGACTGCTAATGAGATATACGATCTATTCAAGAAGACCAATGAAGCCTATGCTAAGCGTTACGCTAACTCTAACCGAACATTCCGTATAAGTTATGCCGATGCCGCCGATAAATACTTTGCTGCCCAGAACCGAGCTAATGCTTCACAGGTCGCTAAAGACCAACCAGCACCAGCACCTAAGCCTGCCGAGAAGACTGCTGCCCAGAAAGAGCGTGAGCAAGTAGCTAGGCAGACAGGCTCACCAGCCAGTGCCGAGGCTACTAACGATAAGCCTAAAGTTAAGGCCGGTATGTCATTTGATGACATTAACCGTCTGGCTAGAGCTGGTAGGATCTAGTGAAACTGCCCGATAACCACTTTGCCGTTAACCTACGCCTGTTTGATATGCTTAAAGAGATCAAGGTAGAGATTGGCAAGTATGAGAATATAACTGTCACTGACCTTAACCTGCCTCAGCTATTGACTGACTGCCGCAAGGCGTTCAACAAGACACTTAAACAGTTAGAAACAGAACTAGAGAACTTAAAGAAAGGTGTCCAATGAATAATTTTATCTTGTTACTAATCAACGCTCTGTCAGTAGTCGGAGTATTTACTAAAGAGGAAGCCGAATCATTATGGGATGAGATGCGCTATGCCACCTTGCCTGATAGTTTCGAGGGATCGTACCAGCTAATAGAGAAGATCTTTGCTAAGGTAGAAATCGATAAGAAAGTATCTACTAACCTGGATGATAAGGTCTTAGACATAGAGTCACGCCTTAAGGCTCTTGAAGCTACTAAAAAGGTTGTTGCAATTCCTGTTAAAGAATCTCCACAGAAAATAGTTGACACGCTAAAATAACTAACCTATAGTATTGCGTAGGTATCGAGCCACATCACGTGGCTCTTTTTTTATAGCCTAAAACTTTAAGGAGCATAAAATGGCAGGACAAGTTTTTAACGATCGACTTACAGACGTCACTTATCAGTACATTTTGCCCGTTCTAATTGACGGCGCATCTAACTCGAATGTTTGGACTGCCAAACTACTCAGCAACTATCAAGACTGGGAGGGCGTAACATATAACGTACCTGTACAGACTGCCTTTAGCTCAACCGGTGGTGCATTCAACGGAATGGATACATTCTCTACTGCTGCTACTAACAACACTCGCCAGATGA